TTGATAACAAGAACGATGTTTTTGATGCGATTTATGTAAAACTCGGAACGGTTCTTATTTGGCTTAAAATAGTTCTACTTGCAGCTGCTATTGGAGTTCACCATGCTATTTGGGTTATAAAATGACTAAAAGTACTGCCTACTACATTTTAGGTTTTTCTTTTCACAAAATAATGTTAAGATAAATAGAAAAAACTATGAATAAATATCAATTTAGGTTTTTTAACCATTTCTTCACTATCGCGGATAGCACAATAAATGGTCTCGTGCAAGGGCAAATGGTTCCAATTGAGAAGAAAAGGAATCTGAGCATAATGTACGACTTTGCAATAATGAGCGATGATAGTAATAAAACAAGCAGAAAAGAAATAATAGGAAAATTAACCGATAAATATCACTTGAGCTACAAAGCAATTGAAAAAATTATTAATATAAAAGAAGAGGAAAACTTAGTAATATGACAAACGAAAGAATAATTCCAATAACATGCTCATCATCACACACAATTGAAATATCGCAAATGCGACCGATTCAAGGAAATCTAAAAAGCAGAACAAGAGAGCAATTGTTAAAACTTAGATCACTAATCTTAAAATATGGATTTTCATTTCCGATTTATCTGTGGTATGATGGAGTTGATTATTACACGCTGGATGGACATGGTAGGGATTATATTTGCAAAGGTCTAATTGAAGATGGATTCAAGTTTAAGCATAAAAATGGAGAGGTTAACGAGAGCTTACCAGCAGTATTGATTGATGCTAAGAATAGAGTTGAGGCGAAAGAAAAACTTCTTGCTGTTAATAGTAGTTTTGGTAAAATTACCGAAGAGGGTCTTTCTGCATTTTTATTTGAAGAAAACTTAGAATTAAATTTAGCGGAAATGAAAGAATTGCTTGAACTTCCAGAGGTAGATTTGATAGAAATAGAGCAAAAATTACTCCAGGACGTTGAGGAAGAAAGCGAAAAAGAATATAAATTTATATTTTCCCAACAACAAATTAAGGATTCCATAAAAGAGAACTTCCCGGAGTATAAAAGCACTCAAGAAATAATTGATGGAATAATTGATTATCCTTTGGCTATGCATCAGTTTAACAAACTTTGCTCTGGAAATAAAAACGTTGGTTCTGATATTTCGCTGCTTTTTAATCCTCACAGATTAGATGTTAAAGTAAATAATCGTAAATATTCAGTTTCTGAGTCTTTCCAAATAAAAGAAAAGGGATTTCTCTCTTCAATTTCCCAGTGGATGAGCAAGCAAAAAGAGGTTGTTCACCACAATCAATATATTAATACAGCAAGATTTAACACTGGAACTCAAATTGCTGCAGAATTTAAGCCTTTTTTAGCTCGCGAAATATATTTGGATTATTGTGAAGTTGGGGCTAAGGTTCTTGATCCGTGTGCAGGTTGGGGAGGTCGGATGCTCGGTTATATTTCTTCTGGAATTGGAGGAGAATATACAGCAACAGATCCTTCTGTTAAAACGTATGATGGATTAAATAAGTTGCGTGATTTTCTAACTTCTGCAGAAGCCATTGAATCACCAATTATAAATTTATTCAACTTACCATTTGAAGATTTGGAACTTCAAGAAAATTACTTTGATTTTGCTTTCACGTCCCCACCATATTTTGATACGGAGCTTTATTCAGAGGATAAAACACAAGCTTTTAACAGATACGAAACCATTGAAAAATTTAACGAACAATTCTTAAAAGTATTGATTCAGAATTCAATAAGAGCATTGAAACCTGGTAAAATTTTACTTTTGAATATTGGGGGTAGCCAGTTTAGGTTCGACAAAGCAGTTTACTCCATTTGTGAGGAATTAAATTTTCATGTTAAAGAAGTGTTCAAATACAAAATTGGAAAAGGCGACCACATAGCCAATAAGTATCATGGGTTGCAAACAGATAACTCGATTAAAGCAAACGATTTGTTTTTTGAAATAAAAGAGAAGTAATTATGCCAGCTACAAAAGATAAACATACAGATATTATTTGGACTCGTGTTGATGCAATTGTGACACTTATACTCGATAACCCAAAATATATGGGAAGCAATCGAAGTTCAGAACTAACAAAATTGGTTATGGATAAGTTTTCCTTATTGGAAAGAACTGCACAAAGAAGCATTGCCGAAGCAAAAAGAACGATTAGAGACCTTGGAAAGAAAAATATTAAAAATGCGTTTTCAAGAGCGATGATGGATAGAGAATATTTGTGGCAAAAGACAAAAACCGCTGATATGAAAACAGCACTTGAAGTTGTAAAAGATAGAGACAAGCTTCTTGGGTTATATGAAGAAAGGATTTTGGTTTCTGGCGAAATAAATAACAAAATAACATTCATTGAAAATTTAGATGAGTAGTGTTGTTGAATTAAATAAAATAGTAGGAAAAGGTTATGCCAATTTTTGGAAAACAAGAAAAAGGTATAGAATTGTAATTGGTGGAAGAGCTTCAAAGAAATCAACAACAACATCGCTTTGGTTTATCACAAATATGATGAAATATAATAATGCAAATACTTTAGTTGTCAGAAAAGTTTTCAAGGATCATAAAGACTCGACCTATGCTCAGCTTAAATGGGCGATAAATAGACTTGGAGTCGGCGATTTTTGGCATGCAAAACTTTCACCTTTGGAGTTGATTTACATTCCAACCGGGCAAAAGATAATTTTTCGTGGGTTAGATTCGCCGATGTCTGTAACTTCAATTACAGTTGATAAAGGATATTTATGCTGGCTTTGGTTTGAGGAACTTTATCAGATTAATAAACAAAGCGATTTTGACATGATAGATATGTCAATTCGCGGAGAATTACCAGCTCCATTATTTAAACAAATCACTGGAACACTTAATCCGTGGAACGATAAACACTGGGTTAAGGAGAGATTTTTCGATTTACCCGATGATAATGTATTCCACCAAACAACAACATATTTACAAAATGAATTTCTTGGTGAAGATGACATAAATCTTTTTAATGTTATGAAAACGAGATTTCCGCGACGATATTCAGTTGAGGGTCTTGGAAATTGGGGCGTTGCGGAAGGCTTAGTTTATGACAATTGGGAAGAAATAGACTTTGACAAAGATGAAATAATTAGAGAGCGTCCTGGTATTATTTCGGCATTTGGTTTGGATTTTGGTTATACGGCTCACCCATCAGCTTTTGTTGCTGTTTTGCTCGATAAAGAAGCAAAAGAGATATTTATTTTTGACGAGCATTATCAAAAAGGGATGAGAAATAATGAAATCGCGGATATGATTAAGTACAAAGGATTCTCAAAAGAAGAAATAATTGCAGATTCTGCAGAGCCAAAAAGCATTGATGAGATTAAACGATATGGAATAATTCGCATTAAGTCGGCTCGCAAAGGAAAGGATTCTGTAATGAATGGGATTCAGTTTATTCAACAGTACAGAATAATAGTTCATCCAAGTTGTACGAATACAATTTTGGAGCTAAATAACTATGCGTGGGATGTAAAAAATGGTGCAGTCGTCAATAATCCAGTCGATGCTTATAATCATTTAATGGATGCAATTAGATATGCTTTGGAAAAATTTATGAGAAATAAACACGTTGTACAAGCAAGAATATTAAACTAAAAAAATAAATGGAGTTTTAAATGTCAAAAAGTAACAATATATCGGTCAAAATAATTGATTTCGGTACAAAAAAAGCAATTAAAAAAGAAAGTACGCAGAACGATTCAACAAATGAAGTAAACTCTGGAGACTTGCTGCAACCACTTTATGATTACGATGGATTAGTTCAATTATACGAGGAAAATGTTTATCACCAAAGATGCATCAACGTTAAAGCTCACGCAGTTGCTGGAGTTGGTTTTTCTATTGTTCATCGTGATGAAAACGAAAAAGCAAATCCAAATGATGAAGAATATAAAAAAATAAAAGAATTTGTTGATAATCATCCAACTTATGCTGGACAGTCGTTTATTGAAACGCTTACAAATTTTGTGACTGATTTTGCAATATTTGGTGATGCATATTTTGAAGCCTCTCCGAACAACAAAGGTGAAATTGCAGAAATTTATCACTTAAAAACGGTAAAAACTCGGTTAAAAATAGATGATTCCACCGAAAAGAACAGAATGCTAAGACGATTAGCCGTTCAAGTAAGCAACATTAAACAAGTAAAGTTTTACCCGTATTCTGAAAAATATAGGAAAGACAGACCTCAAGAAGACGGGAAAAAAGCAAATTACTATTACCGATTATCCGCTTACACTCCAAAAGAATCAATTTATGGAGCTCCAGAATATATTTCTGCACTAATAGCAATTTCATTGATGCGTTCAGGTCAAAGCTATAATTTGCACTTCCTTGATAATTTCGGAATGCCCGCTTTTGCAGTTATCGTAAACAATGGCGAACTTTCACCATCTGCATTTAAGAGTTTACAAACATTCCTAAAAACTGAGTACAAAGGGGTTGAGAATGCAGGAAAGGGAATTGTTTTGGAAACTGGAGATATTGGCGAAAATGTAAAAATTGAAATACAAGAATTAAGCAAAGCACCAAAAGACGCTTTTTTCAAAGTATTAAAGTTAGATGCTCGCGATGATATTATTTCGGCTCATGGAGTTCCACCAAGATTGGTTGCCGTATCAAGTGGAGCAAATAAGCTTGGCGATACAACCGAGACAAAAGAACAAATGAAAATGTTCCAAGAGGTAGTAATTGCTCCTATTCAAAATAGAGTTGAGGAACTACTAAATACAATTTTTCAGCAAGGAATGGGAATTGAAAAATATAAAATACAATTAAATCCTTTCTATGTTGCAGATCCAAAAGATGACGCTGAATATTACACAAAGATGATAATAAATGGCGTTCTTGATGCTGACGAATCCAGAGAAGAGTTGGGCTATCAACCACGTAAGATTGAACCCGAAGTAAAAGCCGAAAATGTTGTAAAAGGGCTAATCAAATTAAAAAAAGAACTTCAAGAGGCAATAATTGAGTAAGCAAATTATAAAAGAAGCGATTAAAGAAATAGATGAAATTTTATCAATTCTTTCAAAGGAGAGCAAATGGGATATTATGGCAAACAAAATATCCAATTTGCTTTTAACTGAAATAACAGATCTGCAGAAAAAGGGTATAAACGAGTTTATTAGTTTCGTTGCTTCCGGGGAAGGAAAAGTAACCCAAAAAGAGGTGAATAAAGGATTAAAAAAACTTGGAAAATTACTTGGAAACTCGGTTGCCGAAAAGTTAAGTGAACCGATTCAGAATTTTCAGACAAAAGCATATAAAACTGGATTTGAGGAAGTTGGCTCAAGTTTGAAATTTAACCAAGCTGACCAAGAAGCTTTAATTTGGCTATCGACAGACCAAAACTATTGGATTGGTGAACATTATAATTCTCAATTAAAAGAAAAGATGCTGAACTCTGCAAAGGAAATCGTTGATCAATCGCTTGATAGAAAAGAAGCTGCAAAATTGTTCAGAGATGTTTTTGAGGAAAATTTTAGAAAGAGCAACAACTATTGGGAATCACTTGGAGACCATATTGTAACTCGTTCTCGGGAATTTGGCAGAACTTCCGCTTATGAAAAGGCGGAAATTGAATATATAAAAATTGATGCTGTCCTGGATGAAAGAACTTCGGATATTTGTAGACACATGGACGGCAGAATTATTTCTGTTAAAAAATTGATTAAGCAAAGAGATGATTTAATGAATGCAAAGACTCCAGAAGAAACTAAAAAAATAGCCCCTTGGTTAAGCAAAAAAGAGATTGAAACGAAAGTTATCGGCGTTGAAACTGAAAAACTGCCAAAAGGTTTGGCTATGCCACCATACCATTTTAGATGTAGAACTCGGACGGTTATTGCTTATAGCGATGAAGTCTAAAATTGTTTTATAAAAATATATTTATTATTTTTGCCCGTCAATTTGGGATTGAATGATGAACTATTGTATAATATTATTATGGGTTAATTATGTCAAAGAAGCAATCTAAACCAGTGAAAAAAGAATCAATTGAGAAACAAAAAAAATCTACTGTCAAGAAAAGTCGTAATTCCAGTAATGGTGTTTTTAATGAAAATGCTGATAGTAGTTCTCCTCGAAAAGGTTCCTTGGGAACAGGTGTAAAGATAACAGAAACAACGGAAAAGAAATGAAATTAAAATCTGCTCTTGATGAATTTTACACTGCTTCTGCAACTGTAAGTTCACTGACTCGACAGTTAAGTCTTTCAGGAATAGCAATCCTATGGGTATTTTTTAAACATGATGATGGAAATATTATTATTCCAGAATTATTAAGGTGGCCAGTTATTCTTATCCTTTTGAGTCTTGTTGCAGATTTAGTTCAATATGTATTTAAAGCTTCTGTTTGGGGCTGGTTTAAAAATGACAGATATAGAAAGGGATATAACGAAGATGAAGACCTCAGGGAAGAAGATAATCCACCACCCTGGTATAATGTAGTGGCTCTTGCTATTTTCTGTTTTAAAATTGTCTTTATGGTAATAGCGTATGGTATTATTTTATATTTTTTAGTTACAACATCAACTTTTACCTGAGCATGTATTAAAACTGCTTCGGGAAGTGATGGTTTTGTGCCCTCTTTTCCACACTTCCCGCCTTTTTTTTTATTCATGGGGAAAAGCCTACTAAATAGTAGGTTTTTTTTTATCCGAAAAATTTTGACTTTGTGCATAATTATTTGAGGTAATAGTTATGCAAGAAAAAACATTGTTAAAAAACATAGATATTCACTTCATTTCACTCGTTAAATCGGGTGCGAATAA